GTTGGTTCCCAACCAATAGCAATTACAATTGATATGTCTTTTGCAGAACTGACTCCAATATATAATGATCATTATGATCAAAGTGATGGTGTTGGGTTTAAGGACTTGGGTGATCTTGAAAATCCAGAAGTGGATTTTCAAGACATATCAGAATTAGGAAATGATTCAAATAACAATCAAAGAAATACACCACAACCTTCAAGAGGAGGTACTTCAGGAGCAGTTGCTCCAGTAGTACCAATTACTGGTGGAAGAAACCCAACATCAGTACCAGGAGATCCTGGATACAAACCACCATCCCCAGGTGGTGGTCTATTAGAGGGAGCAAATTAATGGCATACTTCAGAAATTTTTCAGACATATTATACCAATCACCATTAGCATCAAGGACTTCTTCTTATGATTACATAAGAGCAAAGAATATCTTTCGTAGAGCAAAAATTAGAGAAGATATATTTCAAGCAGCGGTAGCATTTGATAGGTATAAAATTATTGGCGAAGAAAGACCAGATCAAATTGCAAATAAAGTTTATGGAAGTCCTCAATATGATTGGGTAATCTTACTGGCAAACAACATCATTAATATTAGAGAAGAATGGCCACTATCTGATTCAGAATTTAACAGTTATATAACATCAAAATATAGTGCTGCAGAACTTTCTCAAGTTAAATATTATGAAACAATTGCATATTTTGATTCCAGAGGAAAAATGATTATACCTGCTGGGAAAATTGTAGACTCAAATTTTAGTATAACTTACTTTGATTATGATGCTCAAGAACAAGAAATTATAACACAACCATATAGATTTGATCAAACTTCTACAACCTTTGATTCTACAATAGTAAGATTTGATATGGATCAACAAATTTCACTAAAACAAGGAAAATCATTTACAGTAAGTCCAATCAAATCAGTGAGCGTTTATGAATATGAGATTCAAAAAAATGAAGAAAAAAGAAACATTTATGTACTAAAACCAAGATTCCTACAAACAATCATTGATGACTTAGAAGAAATTATGAATTATGATTTATCATCACAGTACATAAATAGGTCCACAAAAAAGGGAGATGAACTAAGAGTCATCTCCCCAATATAATTATTCTTCTGCTAATCTCTGAAAGTAACTTAGAGCATCATCATCTTCATCTGTTGATGGTAAACTTTGTTTTTGAGGAGAAACAAATTCTTCTGATGAAGAAACAGAACCACGATTATCGTCCTCATCCTCAAATGATTCATCTTGCTTAGGTGCTGATTTTTTACCAAGAACTGCCTTCAGTCTAGTATCAAGTTGCTCATAGGACTTGAAGGTTTCTGGTTTCACGAACTCCTGAAGTGAATGTGATTTCTTCCAAATTCCTTCAAGAACATCATCATCAAAATCACCAAGAGTAGAAGTTGATTCAAATTCAGACTTATCATAATTCCAGTAACCATCTTTCTTAGTGATCTTCACTTTGAAATTAGCACCATTCCAGAAATCAAATGGATCAATTGGAGTTTCATCATCAAACTCTGGTTGCATAGCAGCAGAAATCTTATCGAAGATTTTTTTACCATACTTAAACAAAAATACTTTACCCTCATTCTCGGGTCGTGCTTTATCACTCACCACATAAATGTTAGAGTAATAAGAAAGTTTACGCTTTCTTTGACGAACTATTTCTTGATTTGATTTACTACCAGTGTTCCAAAGTTCACGATTGGCATCACAGACTGGACATGCTTGTCCAATAGATGTAAGACAATTATCAATAAACCAACCACCAGTTCCCTGAAATGCATGATTGTAAACTTTTGCCCAAGGAAGTTCTTCTCCTTCAGGTGCAGGAAGAAACCTAAGGACAGCAAAACCATTACCTGCTTTGTCTACTTCTGGTTTCCAGACACGATCATCGGAACCAGTTGAAGTACTCATTTTCTCTACTTCCTGTACTAGTTTAGAAGTCAGAGAACCAAGTTTGGATTGTTTTTTAAGATTTGAAAAAGACATAGATTATTGAAGATTAATTAGAGTGATCCAATTGAGATCACAAAGTTATTCTACCACAAGAATAATTTTTTGTCAACTCTAGTTACTTTGATTGACTGTTTTTTTAAGACCATCAATAGTATGTCTCATAGATTTAAAAACCATACTAATGTCTGGATTAGAACCAAATCCTAAAAGCTCAGATGACTTAAGCATTTGTTTCTTCATTTCTAAAGCATCAGGATCATCTGATAGAGTTACTCTAGTATAAAGAACTTCTTGTCGTTCTAAAAGATCATCCAAAAGATTGATATGAGTAAGTTTTTCCTCTGCATTCATACCAAAGAAAGATGGAATTTCCTTAACTATTTTTTTTTGAATTTCTGCAATTACATCCATATCTTGTTGAACCATTTCTGAATTAAAAAATGACATTTTAATTTCCTATAATTATATTCTTTAAAATTTTTCTGTACTTAAGCACATCAATATTTAGAAATGGAGTATACTTCTTGATCTTCATGGAGACTGATTCCCAAATTGGGTCTAATAATTTCTTGTCAAAATTGTTCCTAAACAGGAATATCTTATCCCAAATCACTAGTGTTTCTATATCAATTTTCCCGCTCAGAAACATTTTAAGAATAGGAGGATGTTGCCTTGAACAATCAAATAACTCTTCTAAGTTGCTTGAAGACAACATCTCTTGTGATTGTTGAGTAAAAATATACTGCAAACTTTGCTGTCTTTTAACCCACTCCTTGTAAGAAGTTTCACCAAACCTAATTACATTTCCAATCCACAAGGTATTTGGATCATCTGCTTCCACTAAATTAGCTATATAAAAATTTTTAATTTCCTCATCGCTTTTCTGTCTACTTAATTTTTCAAACCAATACTTATCTTTTCTTTTATTAAATGATTCTATTGATGCCTTAGACTTGCCCCCATACTTATGATAATCATATTTGTCTTTACTAAAATGATTTTTTAAGGAAAGGTATTGAATATAAGCATCAAAAGGACTCATAGTGGAAGTTTTGCTCTTGAAGTTTTCTTCATAAAGTTTAGATTGATAGCATCACATTTAATTTTTTCTTTTAAAGGTTTACTAATTAACTTACCAACAGAATCAACTTCAATTTTATTTTGATCGCAATAATAAACTATAGCATCAATATAATTCATATCCTTATTAATCTTTACAAGTTCTTCTATGATCTGAGAGAACTTTACCTGACACAGAAACTTTGATTCTAATGCTGATTTTAATTTACTTTCCATATTCTTTAAGTTTAAACTCTATAAAATTCTTAATGTAGTGTGATAATAATTTAATGTATTTCATTTTATCATATTCTTCATAAACAACACAATCACCATCTTCACATGCCATAAGAATGACAAGTTTTTTAACAGGAATGTCAGTCAGCTCATAGAACATACAAGCATAAGCTGCTGCTTGGACAAAGTAATGCTCAATCCACTCTCTAGGTTTTTCTTTCTTTGATGTTTTGAAATCTATAACGGACAACTCACCATTATATTCTGCAATACAATCTACAGTTCCAGCAACTCCTAATTGTTTACTGTAGAGTGAGGACTCAAGAGCATGAATATTATTTATTTTATTCAACTCTGGAGTAATAATTTTAAATAAATGTTTTGCAATTAATGAAGACTCAGGAAGTTCTGTAATATTGTCTAAATAATTTTCAACCAAACTGTGCATTTCTGTGCCTCTACTGGTTGCTTGCTTATTAATTCTATTTGCTTCTTCCTCTCCTACTTTTTTTCTCCAATTTTCAAAAATATGTTTATTGTGATGACTAGTAACTGATGTTATGGAAACTAATTTTATGAGATCATTTCCTTCTGGGACTTTATAGTATCTTACTCCATCAACAGTCTCCCTCTGAAGTTGAGGGAGACTAACATCAATATGACTAAACATTAAAATCCTGCAGCAAGTTTATTTACAATATAAGATTTAACAAGTCCAGAACGAACAATGTCATTTACATCAAATTCAACTGATTCAAATTCTGGCATTCTTTGAATAATTTTCATAAAATCAATAACTCCACTTCTTTCATTGTTACGAGTCAAATCAGACTGAGTTGCATCACCACAAAAGATGATTTTACTATCTTCACCAACTCTAGTAATTATACTATCAAGTTCATGAAAATTCAAGTTTTGACATTCATCTACAAGAATAATGCAATTATCTAATGTAGTTCCTCTAATAAAAGATGTGCTCCAAAATTTAATACTTTCTTGTTGTTTTAAATTACCATAAAGCATTTCAAACTCTGCATCACTAGTCATCTCAAACATATACTTTACCATATTTTTATATGGTATTTGATAAAGACTTGATTTGTCTTCATGATCACCAGGAAGGAATCCAATCTCCCTGGTTGCAACAAGAGATCTTACAATTACAACTCTATCATAAGGAGTGATTTCATTCAATACATCCTTCAATGCAAGATATAAAGAACAAAATGTTTTACCTGTCCCAGCACAACCATAAACAAATAAATGTTTTTGTCTGTTGTATGAATCAAAAAGTTTAGTTTGATTTTCAGTAACTGGTTTTATGTCTACCAGTCTATCTGAATTAAGTGGTTTTTTTCTTTTCATTTGTTTAGATGTCATGCCAATACCAATTGGTTGGTCTTGATTGCGTCTTTTTCTTGCCATTAGATTTTTTTTACTCTAGATCCAGGAGATTTTGATGCTCTTTCTAAAACATCATTCCATCCAGGGTTTTTACGAACAAGTTTATCTTTCCATTCACCAACTTCACCAACCCCAGCACAACCTTGACTCCAATCTTTATCCCAATTTGGGTTTTCTTCTTTCCACTTTACATATTCAGGCATTGTCATTGAAAGTTCTTTTGTGTCACCAGTTTCTTTATTCTTAACGGGATAGGTAGGCATTTGTTATAATAATATACAGAAATATTTAGAATAATAATGAAGGTGGTTCTTTACAAACCCAATCAAGTGCTGATGCAATTGTAGGAAATTCATCCACAAAAATACACTTACATTTCTCTGCTATTTCCTTGTGCTCTAATTGAGTTCCATGAGCACTACGAAGGTCTATGTAATGTATCCAGGACCTCACACTCCCACTCATATAAAGACGTGTCTGAGTTGCCTGTGGAAGTACAAATCTGGCACATTCCTTTGCAACACCAGCATCCAACATTCCCTGATAAATTTCAATTGCTTCTTTGAAGTGATCTTCTATTTGAGTATGAAAAGAAATACTTACATCCGCAGGTAAATCATCAATTGAATTCTGACGATTTTTAGTATCTTGCCTTCTCAATTCTGGAATTGGAAGTTCTAATTGTAGTTCTGTGCTGTCTGCATATCTCTGTGAGAACTGCTGAAAGGTAAAACTACGATGACGAAGAATTTGTGTTGCAATTGCAAGTGAAGTATTGATTTCCAAAGTTAGAAATGCATGTTCAAAAATACTCCAGTGTTGATTTTTGATACAATACTTTATCAGACCCTCAAAACCCTGATTACTTTGATTTTTTGGATTGCTCACTCTTGCACAATAAGCAATATGTTGTTCTGCGTCTGGTGTGACTCTAATCAGTTTAACTGTCGGGGTTTTCATAATTACCAAATCCTTTTTTCTTTTTGTTATATTTTTTGCGAGCAAGTGAAAGCATTGCAGTATCAAGTGCTTTTTTCATATAGATAATCTCTTCTTCACTATAAAGACTTGGATTATCCAGTGCTTCTTTTACCAGACGAATAGTTTCTTTATATCTCATTAATCATCATCCTCAAAGACCTCATCATAATCATCAACATCACCTATACGTGATGCTGAATTGGTATAATCATATGCTCCTGGATCAGAATATACTTCTGCCTTAAGTGTCTCAGTCAAAAGTTCAAGGTTTTTAATTATGAGTTTGAGTTTGTCTCTATTCATAGATTTTGATTATGTTTCTTCTTGATTATAGCACAAAAAAAGAGGGGTATCAACCCCTCATCTAAGTTATGTAGAAAATACTATCTCAGGAAATGCATCTTGCACCACTGCTTTAGTAATTTTATACCTTTTTTGTATTTGCTTATCCTTCATAAGACAAATTAATTCTGCTTCAGAAGAATGCAATGCTTCTAACAGTTGAATAAACATCAACTCCTTTCTTATTTTTGTAGTGTTAGTAACACCACGTACAAAATGATTAAACTTTCTCCACTCTTGAAGAAGTTGAGTATGCTCGGTTCCAATAGGAGCATCATTTGGAGTGTATGGTACTTCTCCCTCAGGTAAATCTGACTGCACATTTTCATCAAAATTCCAAATAAGAACTGCTCTTAAAGCAGGAGTATCATAATATCTTAAAATTTCTATTTTTTCGTCTCTAGTTTTAGCATTAGAAACTCTTTGAATAACTTCAGACACCAGTTGATTTGGTGGTAATTTCATAAATTCATCTCCGTGTAATTAATCTTCAGACTCTTCTTGCTCTAGATCTCCTTCAAATCTAAAGGCTATTATTTCATCAGGAATAATATTCCCATTTTCATCATACATTTCAGGGTGCAACCTATCAGTTTGTTTAGACCATATGTATTCCCTATAAATCCAACCAACCAATCCCCCAACCACCAGGGACATAATAAAAAACATTACAGAAAAAACTAAAGTAACTGCTAACATTTTACTGCTCCTTAGTGTTGAGGTTTCCTAATATTAAAGGAAAAATTAAAGGAAATGGTTACTTCATTTTTGAGAAAGAAAACTAATTTTTCAAAATTAAAAGAAAATGTTTTGGGTTTTGGTTTTCTTCCTCTTAAAATAATCTCAACTCCCTTGTTGATTTCAGGGGTATCCATATTATTTATAGATAACATTAAATA